ATTCTATTGCCTGAACTATCCCAAGTGAAGAGTCTGATCAACTCATTTCTTGGATCGTAAACAATATTTCTATACCCCTTCATCATTTGATTTTATACTATATTTGATAAAATAATAGTGGAAAAGATCATGCAATTCTTTGAACTTAGTCTGCCCTGCCCTCCAGAAATACAAGACTGTGACAGACATAGACTGAACTATATGAACGAATTAGACACATTAAAGAAATCTGGTGGCTGTGGTGGTTGTGCAGAGCGTTCACTTAGAAACAGATATATTAGCCTACTACAGACATGTTTACAGAAATAATATTATATTTTTTAGGTCTTTGCTCAGTGTGCAGCTTTCTGCTTCTATGGTTTGTCTCGCCTCTTAAAATAACCCTGGCTAAATTGCTATTCAATGCGGACATAGTTGATATTAAAAATTTTGACGACTTGATATATTTCAAAAGCAAATTCTTATCCAAATTATCCTCATGCTGGATATGCTGTAGCTTCTGGTCATCGTTAGGTGTAGGTGCAGCCATAGCTTTTATAACATCAAACCCTTTCTACCCTTTAATTACGTTCTGTACTTACCCTTGTTTGGCTTATATTTTTAAACGCATTATTGACTGAGACCGTTGATACGATTCAATCTGGTGCGCTTTGGATCACCATACGGATGACTGAATAATTCATAATAACACTGAATATTTTCCTGATTTTCAAGCCATCTTGTATCTGCTTCTTTACGAGCCTTAGCACACAAATTCATATATCTTCCCTTTTTGCTAAGTACATCATCTATAATAGTCAACATCTCTTCACCAGTTTTAAATTAGAACTGAGCATCCTCATATGTGCATAAATCCTGACATGCTATTGGAAGACCGAAGCTATTGGCCTCTATTAGCTTTAAATCAGATTTAGACTTATTAAAGTTATTGTCTTGTAGCGGTGCAACAAGCATATTAACTCTAAGTTTTCGGATGGCCTCGCCGTAGTGATAGAGATTAACCCATGGATGAAATTCTACTGCACCAGAATCAACAAGTGGCTTGATTGGTAGTGGATAAGCACCCAAAAATACCCACTGATATTTGTGATGAGTATCATAGATAGCTTTGATAACATGTGCAAAATCATCATTTTGATTGACTCTATTTTCCACATCAAAATGCGCACCCGATCCTGCATAGAGAATTCTGGGTTTATTTTTGTATGTATCGTAATTGGCGCTTATTGTTCTCTCATCATAGAAATGACCTAGCCAGAATTTTGGTGGAAAGTTTGGAATAACTGTTACATTTTGATTGCCAGTTTTTTCTTTGTAATAGTTTTTCATGAAATCACATGTAACTGTAATTTCATCGCACATGGACATTATCTCACAAGCATTCTGTCTAATCTGCGGGTCAACGAAAGCAGATTTAAATTTATTATAGTCAGGAATATCTTCATGAAAAACCAGATCGTCAATTTCATATATTATTCTGAAACCAACCTGCTTTGAAACTTCTTTTAAAAATTTTACAAACTGCAGCTGTGAAGATGTTGCTTGTCGTTGTACTCTCACAACTTTGGTATTCACATAATATCTTGGATCTAGTACCATCACGGTTGTACCATGTATACAAAATTCACCATAAGCATTACAAAGATGCTCAGGCCATATCATCCTCCAGAATCCGCACCCAGAGTAATCTGCATAATACTGAATGACTCTTGGGTTGGTAGTCTCCGGTGGTTGTGGCGTTGTGGGTGCAATCACCGGTGATTGTGATTGTTGGGCAAAAGGATTATTTAAATAAGGTATACCCTGAAGAAGAGGTGAAACGAAAGGATTGCCAGTTGTGATCATCTTTAATATATAACTGCGTTGCAACAGATATCAACTACATTACCTTGAAGGGTAGTCTTGTAGTTATACCGTTCTTTTTCTCCAAATATATAACCTCTCCATTGCATACTTTAGTACATTCTTTTCTATGTGAAATTATATAAATTCCGAAATTATATAAGTTGACTTGTTCGTTTAGGATGCTTAAAACCAAATCAACACCAGTTTCATCTAAACTTGTGTCTAGTAATTCATCGTAAAACTGTATGTTATAAAAAACATTACCCTGAAGTCTGAGCATGTCAATAAAGGCAAACATCGTTGCTAAATCTATAACTTTTCTCTCTGCACCACTGTAGTTGAAATAGCTAGTAATCTTACCCTTTTCATTAACTATTGTCTCGTCAAACAGTTCGTTAAATGTTACAATAGCATTAGAATTGAGCTTTTTAAGGTATATATTAATTTTATTATTGAACAACTTTAATATTTTCTTCACTATATAACTTTTTACACCCTCTTCACTCACTACAAATTTAGACGCTTCAATTAAGCTCAAAACATTTTGAAGCTTGTTAATCTTATCTGATATATCTGAAAGTTTTTTAGTATTTTCCTCTATTAATGCGTCTGAATTTTCATCTGTTACTTTGAGATGCTCAAAATCTTGTTGCAACTGTTCTAGCAGAGTATCAATTTCTGTTAATCTTTTTTTACTACTCTCAAGCTTGTGAGTGTTAAGGTTGTGAGAATTTATATTATTATTACCTTTTTTTATTGCATCCATTATCTTTGTCTTGAGAATATTGAGCTCTGAGACCTTGTTTTCATTTAGCTTTATATCATTCTCTGAATCTGTTATTTGTTTTTTAAGCTTTATTTTCTCTTCTTTAATTAAATCCTTATCATGCTCTGTAACAGGTTTCAAGCATACTGGGCAATTATGCTTATCTGTGCCAATCTTCGAAGACGTTGCAATAGCAAATTCATTCTTAGTCTCTAGAGATGCTATAGCTTTAGAATATTCTCTGAGCTTACAATCACAATCTTCAAGTTTGGTATTCAACTTTATAATATTAGCTTCTATTTCAGAAACATTGATAGGTACATAGTTGTTTACAAAATCTACTGTTGAATCCTTCTCTTTGTGTAGCTCTTTCTGTCTTATGTTTAGTTGAGATCTTCTAAACTCAAAGTCTTTCTTTGTTTTTTCCTTTTGTTTAATCAAATTATCTAGCATATTCTTTATCTCTTCTTCTCTTGCCAGATTTGCTTCAAGCTCTTTTTTAGTAGTGTTTAATTCATCTCTCACCATGTTTAGCATTTTGCTGAATACTTCTAGATTAAAAATACCTTCAATAAACTTTCTCTTTTCTATCTTTTTCTTTGCCATGAATGGTATTGTATTATTAACAGTCATGACAACACAATTCTGAAACACCTCTGAGTTACACTGTATCAATTCAGAAATATAATCAGTAGTGCTTGATATACTGTCACGAGTAACATCAATTTGGTTCTGATATAGGATGCATTTGCTTGGTTCTAAGGTTCTTACAACTTCAAATTCATCAACCTTTTTACCTGTGCGAATAGTAAAAGATAGTGATACTTCACAAGTCTTACTTGTAGAATAATTTATGATATGTTCTTTCTTCAGCTCTCTTATAGTGCTGCCAAATAATGCAAAGTGGAGCGCGTCTGTTATTGTACTCTTTCCAACACCATTTCTTCTATCTGTTTGATCTCTGTTAATACCAGTTATTGCATTCAACCCTGGTGTGAATGTAACTTCAACCATCTTGTCGCCTACGCTTAAGAAGTTTTTTATTTTAAGTGTATTAAAAATTACGCTTTTCATTTGCAATTATTATACAGAGACACAGTATAGTCAACAACTTCTTTCTTGTTTTGAATATCTAGCATGTCTATGAATTCAGATATAGCTTGAGGTATGTTCACACCACTCAAATCTATCTTTTCTTGACCTAGATCAAACCTATCGAAATTTGCTGAATGATCCACAGTAAATGTTACTGGTTTGAATGAATTTAATTTGACTGAAAGCTTATCTAAATCTGTAGAATCTATATTCTTGTCCACAACTAGTTTGACAATATTCCTCTCTAGAAGATCTTTACCCTTGCGGTCAAAATTGTCTATTTTAATTAATTCAGAAAGTTTAATTTTTTTATGCTTAGGAGAGAAATCGTTTTCAATAAATTCAAACGACATAGTTTTAAGGTCTAGTATATAAAATCCTTTTACGGATTCTAAATCGCCAAAATCTAACTCAAAAGGACACCCTACATATAAAATAGTATTTTTACCATATTTCCTCTCTTCCCTCAAATGAAAATGACCTGAAACAATTAACGATGAGTGTTTAAAAAGATCATCTGGTTTTGTACCATGATCACAAATTTTATATGTGTTCATTTTGAAGCTTTCGATTTCAAAGTGACCGAAAACTATATCACAGCTAGGTATTTCACTAATATCAGTGCCCCAGGGCGCAAAAAACATCTCCCTACCGCATACTTGCATCATTTTTGGTTCTTGTATTACCTCTATATTCTTACGACCGTTAAAAATACTAATGCTATTGACTTTGCTATTATGTCTGAAAAATGAATCATGATTGCCAGTAATCATTATTAATCTAAAGTCATCAAACAGTTGCAGAATTTTACTTGCATGATGCAGGGTATTCACAGTGATTTCACTCCTGTTGTGGAAGAAGTCACCACAGAATATAATATCTGTAATATTTCTACTCTTCAGTTGTGCTGTATACCACTGAGCCCATTCTAGCGATATATCATGCCAGGTTGAACTATTGGTATGTACGCCTAGATGAAGATCAGAAAAGATAGCTACTTTACAGTCTTTAAGCATTGCTTTGATTATAGTGGCTATTATCTAAATCTCCACCATTGCCAAGATCAGAGCAAATTCTAACACCTGTCTCATCTTCATTTGCGTTTATCAGGTCATCATAATGTCTCTCCCTATAATCAACTATAAGCTGATGATATTTTTTTTCTTTCTTGATGCGACTAATAAATGCATGAAAAGCAATGGTAGTAAAATAGCTGAATGGACTGAATCCTTTATCCAGATGAAATTTTTGATATTTTAACGCCTGATACATCTTTACCACAGCATCACCAATCATTTCGTCTCTATAGCTGTAATTTATAAAATTAGGAGCAAAGGAAAGACCGTAAGCAATGCGCCTGATGCTATCAGCTAGATACTCAGTCATCTCACCACTCTTGTAGTATCCTCTGATTGCATCCTCAAATTCTCTGCTATTTACATAGTGGGGCTTCTCTGAAGGTTTGAGTTTTTTGCGCGTCTTGACTTCATTCTTAATGCCCTTCTCTAGAGTCTGAAGTGCAACTTTTTCAAGCTGCAACTCTGGAGGCAATACTATAACCTCTTTATTTTTCTCTGATTTCGGTGATTTTATACGGGATGGTTTCTTGCTCATAAAGTGTTTGTCTTTTAATTTCATGACGACGTCCATAGGTGAGTTGGTCTGCAAAATCAAAAATTTGTAGTTTGTTCTTGTTCTCATGCAGTCTCAAGCCTCTTCCTATGCTCTGAATAACCTTGACCTTGGCTTTCCCACCTGCTGCAAAGAAGATATAATGTAAATTTTTAACATTAATACCTGTGCTAAAAATCTTACTAATTGCAATAGCTACTACGTTTGATTCTTTCTCCATTAAACCTTTGATCTGCTCTCTATCTTCAACTTCGACACTGCCTTGAATAAAGAATATTTTTTTACGAGTAGCATGTTCTGAAAGATATTTATATATAGCCTCACCATGTTTGATGTAATCTACTAATATTAGAACATTATTAGTGGCGTTATTAGCAAGCGTGCACATTAAATTATTACGAAATTTATTTTCAAATAAGAACTCCAATTCAGTCCTATATCTCTCTGTTGGATTTAATGTCTCCACATACTTAGGTTTGTCATTATAAGAGACTTCTAAAATATTGCACATCACACTAGTTACATAGTTTTCTTTTCTAAGTTCAAAGCTGGACTTCTCATATATAATAGGACCGATTTTGCCTATTATATTCCATTGATCTAATTTATCTTCAGGCATGGTACCTGTGAACCCAAATCTAATTGGGGTGTTTATTCGCTTGAGTATCTTGTTAATTTGATTGCCTCTTCGGGCTTTATGTATCTCATCAAAGACTAAAACATTAATGCCTTCCAGCCATGATAGATCTGATTTTTCTGATAAGATGATTCCCAAATTGGCTATGACAACATTTGCATTTGTGTTAAGCTTATCTGAGCCAGTCCATTTGCTAAAAAAGAAAGGAACACCATATTGTGTGAAATCATTAAATGTCTGATTTACCAATCCGAGGTCAGGTACTATCAATAAGCACTTGAACTGATTGTTGAGCATAAAGAAGTTGGATAAAAGAGATGCCATTACCAATGTCTTACCGCCTGCAGTCGCAAGAACAGAGACACCTCTTCCTTTATCAAGACACTGGTAAACTATTTCTTTCTGGTAGTCTCTTAATTTTAATGACATGTTATCATAGGGTGTATTTGTAAAACTAATGTTATTTTTATAAATGTGTGATGGTATTATCTGCGCGGCAAATTCACTGGATGTTTTAATATCAGATTGTAAGCAATATTCATTCTTTACTAAGAATTTAATTATCTCATAAAACATACAGGGATCAAACTGACCAGTGGGGGTAATGGCATATGTGCGTGAAGGTATAAAGCGACCTCTCATTCTAGCAAACCTTGCCCCTTCGTTTGGTGTAGAGAAATGTTCTCTTATTTCAGATAAATGCTCAGTCTTTAGAACACCAAGGCCTTTATTTTTATTATACTCAAAAAGAACCATTATGTGGTCTCCATCTTTATAATATCTACTAAGTTCTTAATATCAAAACCTATACTATGCATAGTTTTTTCAACTTTTTCTAAAAACTCAACAACTATTTTTTTGTCACTTATTTGTTTCACCACCTCTATCACAGCTTCATGTTTTTCTGCAGTTTTCTCGCAAATTAGAGGCGTAAGTTTGACAGGTGATTCTTTTCTTATTTCCTCACCTACTTTGCAGATTAACATGTCCCTCTCTTTGTGTAACTCGTTTAACGCGGATTTCTCTTTCATCAATCTAGACACCCATTTAGCCTTTCTGGCAGGAAGCATTAAAGCGTTCTCTTTTAAGTTCATTTCATCTAGTGCCACGTCAGCATCCAGTTCAGATATGTACTTTTCAAGCAATGTCACGATATAAATATAACATATACTTTAGATAAATCAATTAATGAAAAGCTTTAAACAATATATTACAGAGCTCAACGCTGCAGGAGCAGGAGGTGTATTTGGAGATGCACCTAGCATGGGTCACGGTGGTAGCGTAGGCAACACGGATTTCTATGCCCCGGGTGACTCCAGGATACCATATATAATTGGGTCAAAGAAAGTTAGGGGTAAACAGAATAAAACTAAATTCCCTATTCAGCGTAGAACTTTTGCTGGTATGTAGTTAAATAATTGATGGACATAGGGCATTGGGTTTTATCAGATGGAATTGAATTCAAAGAGCAACCCTTTGGCTTCATATATGAAATAACAAACACTGTTAACAACAGAAAATATATAGGCAAAAAACAATGTGTTTCTAAGATCAAAAAAGCCCCTCTTAAGGGTAGGAAGAATAAAAGAATTACAATAAAACAATCTGATTGGAAACAATATACCAGCTCATCTAATGAGCTTAATGAAGACATTGTAAAATATGGTAAAGATAAATTCATTTTTAAAATTTTAAAATTGTGCGGCAGCAAATGGGAGCTAGGATATTTTGAAATAAAAGAGCAATTGTCTAGAGAAGTAATTTTGAGAGAAGAATATTATAATGGTGTTCTGAATGTGCGCATAGGCAGACCGCCTAAAAGCTTATTGAATTTATAGGTAGTCATTATAAAATGTGAAGGTGAAAAAAGTTTTAATGTTCAAAAATATTGAACTCAGAGACTTGGTGTGTTCATTTTATGAGCTGGTTGAGCCGCTGATAACGGCTGATACTCACAAGTACTCCTTAACTAAGGATAGTATTATAAACAAATTTGCAATCTATAGATTTGTAGAGTTTTTAATTTCTGCTAAATCCAAGAAAATGAATAAACGACTGGCCTTTTATGTAGATAGTACAAAATTAAAGAATGATCTTCTTGGCAATAATTTAAAAATTTACAAAAAATTATGCTTGATGTTGAATGTCAAAATAATTGAAAAAAATATTGATTTTGAAGAGTATAGCGAACTTCTAGATAGTAGCTCTGGCAAAGGTAAAGAAGAAAGACTGTATTTGCTCCATAAAACTTTGGAACCAACTAAGAATAGTCCGGCTAAATTTATAGAATTGCTCAACAAATATGATATCTATAGATTAGATTATAGCAAAAACTCAATAAAGTTAGGCATCTTTTTAGCATAAATAACGTATGAAGTTCGATACTCTTCTCGTAAAACAATATAAAAAATATAGCTTGCAAATGCCTAGTGATTATACTTTTAAAGAAGATGTTGATACTGGTGCTGATTTGAATATAGGTGCAGGCATTCCTGGTATGGATAAGCAAAGGGCGGAAGTTGCAGCTAATGTTGACAAGAGATCTAAGCTAAACACACTCATCTCGT